AAAAATTATATTCATATTATGTATATGTGTCAGCTATTTATAACTTTAGATACAACAAATTCTATTACATTATTAGAACAATTTTTTACATTAAGTGAAACAAAATCACTAAATGATGGGTATGGCATTATTATAAAAAACAATAACAACTGGATTGTCAATAAAAGTGTGAATCCACCTTATATTGATAAAACATATAAGACACTTTTAAAATCAAACATTATTATCGCACACTTACGTGAAATATATAAAAAGAATATGACTAAAAATGCTATTAAAAATGAAAAAATCATTGAAAATACACATCCTTTCTCTTATCAGAATATATATTTTATGCATCATGGAGACTTATTTGTTGAAGATTCAAATACTATTAAACGTTATCAACAATATTATAAAGAACCTGTTTTTCAAAACAAGATTTCTCAAGCATATAAATTAATAAGTTCTAAATTATTAAATAACATTACGGGAAATACAGACAGTGAAATTATATTTCATATTTTTTTACAGTTTTTATATAATAAAGATAATACTTCAAATACTCGCATTAATATGGTTTCCTCATTTAAACAAACTATTGAATATATTACCCATCTTGATATTCAAAACTCATCTAATATTGTTATTGTTAAGGATAACTATGTATTATTCTCTAACATCTATAAAAATACAACAAAAAGATACATTAAACCACTCTCATTATATATGAACCAAGATAATTATAATAAGATTACTATATGTAGTTCAAAACTCATACCAGAATTAAATGAAATAAAACAAAATAGTATTTATATCTTTAATACAATATCTAAAAAAGTATTTCATTGCTAATATACCAATAAAAAATATATGCATTACACATATTTTTTATTGTTCCAGCACGGGCTCGAACCGTGGACCTTTGGCTCATAAGACCAATGCTCTAACCAACTGAGCTACAAGAACAGGGGGCAGTTTAAAAACATACCAAGGTTTATATTTAAAAATTTTATATTAAGCCCCAACCATCGCTTATTACTATGAAGCACTTTATTTTTAGGTTTATTTATTTATTTGCTTCTCCATTTCCTATAATATGGTGGACTTATAGGGCGTCCACCAAGCCCTCACCCAATGAGGGGCTCGAACCCTCGACCACACGCTTAAAAGGCGTGCGCTCTACCGACTGAGCTAACTGGGTATAAGCAGTTTATTGACATACTTAGGTCTTTTTATGCTTTTCTTTATACTCGGTTCTTTTTATGCTTTTCTTTATACTCGGTTCTTTTTATACATCATTTAAATTTAAGTAGTCTTCTTCTTTGTAACCTTCTTAACCACCTTCTTCTTGACTGGTTCTGGCTCTGGCTCAGGTTCTGGCTCAGCTTCTACTTGTTCGGCTTCTTCGTCACTATCCTCAACTTGAGTAGTAGTTGCGTTGATAGCAGGACCTTCTTCATCTTCACTGTCATTTACATTCTCTGCGATGGGTTGTCTCTCAATTGTAGTCTTCTCATCGGTGGAAAGCTCAATATGACACTTTCCAAATACAGTCTCTTGAATATGAGGCTTTACTACACATTGGTTTAGTCTCCAGGTAACACCCCAACCCTTACCACCAAACCATAAACCACCGCACTGTAGAACACAAGCAACGTTACTCTTCTTTGGAACAAAATCCATAGGAGTGAGATTCTCATTATCACAAGGGAAGATGAGTTGATTTTCAGTATCATAGATTTCAATATTCCAACGTCCATCATAATTAGGAACCTTTGCTCTCATACTAGGAGCTCTAGACATATCAACATCACCAGTTAGCTTATCCTTGGGATACTTAAGGAAAGGGAAGAAGTTATCTTCAATCACCTCGCGAGACTTCTTCTTACCCCACCACACCTCACTGTTTTGAACTGCGTCTTTCAAAATCTGCTCTTCGAAGTCCTTCAACTTCGAAAGGAAAGCTTCAGTAGTCTCGGTTGTATAATCCTTATTTGGGAACACCAATGACATATTAAACTTGTTATCAGATTCGCCCTTCTCATCGACATAATCGGAAATACCCCAAGTCATAAGAAGAGGGGTTGAAATACACAACCCACGATTGCTTTGAGTGCTAATAAGTGCGACTGACTTTGCCCCGCGGTCACTGATACGAGGAGCCATATAACGAATACCACCAGTATTCCAATCATAGTGTTGAATTACAATAGGAGCCTTTGACATTTTTACGATTCAGATAATATAGTATTAACTATTTATAGATAATAATATGCTGTCTCTTTAATTCAATTTTCTAAATATATTATGGGGTGTTCTATGCATATCCGTTCTCCTTTATTATTAATCGCTAATTTATATAAAAGATTGTGTATATATAATATATATTCAAATTTTGTAAATAATATATGAAGAGTATAATCACTTCTTCGTCGTTACATAACACATTCAAAACGAAGAATAGTATAGATAAAAGTAGTCCAGATATAAATATGAATTTACAAATTCAAGAAAATGTTGTAAAACCTAAAAAGAAAAATGCTAATAAAAACAGTGAGAGCTTGCCAGATATAACATACGATAATTATATCAATAAAAATATTACATTAAATGATTATAAACTTACACAACTAAAACCTGTAGCTAAATCTTATAAGTTACGTACAAGTGGTAAAAAAGATGATTTAATTGATAGAATTGTATTACATTTCAACAAGACTAAATCCGCAATTCATATTCAACGGTTATTTCGTTCTTGGATATGCAGATATATTATAAAACTACGTGGTCCGGCTCTATATGACAAAAGTATATGTATTAATGACATGGATTTTTGCACTATGGAACCATTAAATGAAATAGACAATGATTATTTTTTTAGTTTTGTAGATGAAAAACAAATTACATATGGATTTAATGTAACTTCATTAATAGAAATGTTTAAACGTTCAAATAATACAAATCCTTATAATAGACAAGCGTTGACAAAGGACGTGATAAATAATATTATTTCATTATACAATTTATCATTTATCCTTTGTCCTAACTTTTCTAAACAAAATTTGCCTTATAAAATACCAAATACAAAACCTATCAATATACGACGTCGAATATCCAACAATATTGACTATTCGCCTATAACCAGACCTATAACAAGTATGGAAGATTTAGAAAGATATAATAGAATCAGAACTATACGAAATAATCCTATTGACTATAGAATTAATGAATTATTTATAGAAATTGATTTGTTGGGTAATTATACTAATCGAGAGTGGTTAGATAATTTAGAATTAAGGGATTACATACGCCTCTATAGAAAATTATATGAAATATGGTATTATACATCCGCGTTAACCAGAGAAATGCAAAATAATATATGTCCGTATTATTCACCATTCGAAGGTATTTTTACACGACCTGTATTACATAGTGAAATTCAATTCGATCAAATAAAAATGGCGTGTGTAATTGTTATTGAAAATTTAGTATATAGTGGAATAAACATTGATTTTAGAAAAATAGGAACTTTACACGCATTAACCGCACTTACTTTTGTTTCACAAGGGGCTCGTCAAGCAATGCCTTATTTGTATGAATCAATTATGTAATTTTTGCGTATTTTTTACATTTTTTTACATAATTTATATAATTATTATTGATTATCGTCTGTAAATAATATTATTTTTATAAATAAATAATATTATAGTGTAAAGAACTTAAAAAGACACCATATTATAGTATATAATCATAATGGTTAGAGCATCTAAGACTTCCGAAAAGACTACTACTGAGACTAAGCCTCGCGCAAAGAAGGCTGCCGCCGCCCCCGCCCCCGCACCCGCTGTTGAGGCTACTCCTGCTCCTCAGACCACTGAGGCTGCCGAGCCCGTTGACCCTGCTGCTGGTTTGACCCAGAAGCTTTCTGAGTTCAGCGCCAAGCTTCAGCAGCTTGTTGGTCTCTTCTCTGCTGTCAAGAATGACTTCAAGACTCTTGAGAAGACTGTTACTCGTGAGATGAAGACTGCCCTTAAGGCTTCATCCAAGAAGCGCAGAAACACTGGTAACCGCAAGCCTTCTGGTTTCATCAAGCCTACCCGCATCAGCGATGAGCTCGCCCACTTCCTTGGTAAGGATGTAGGAACCCAGATGGCACGCACTGAGGTTAGCAAGGAGATCAACGCTTACATCCAGGCACACAAGCTCCAGGACAAGAGCAATGGTCGTATCATCCACGCCGACACCAAGCTTTCCAAGCTTCTCAAGCTCCAGAAGAACGATGAGCTTACTTACTTCAACCTTCAGCGTTACATGAAGCACCACTTCCAGAAGGCTGACGCTTCTGCTTAATTTAACTAAAATTAAAAATGGATTATTTAAGTCATAAAAATAAAAAGCAATAAAATGAAAATAAAAACATTATTAAACAAGTTAAAATTCCATAAAAATTACAAAACGTAAAAACATATAAAAATTACACTTTATATGTTTCTAATTAGAATACTTATTATGTCTAATACAATATCAGATGAGTTATTGACAAAGATCAAAGAATATACACAAAAAAACAAAACAAAAATATGTATTTTGACGCCTTGTTTTGGTAGTATATGTCATTTAAATTACGTGAATTCACTATTAAATACAGTGAATTTTTTCAAAGAATTAAAGGTCAATATTACTATTAAAGTTGAGTTTTGTCGTAATGATAGCTTAATTACACGTGCTAGAAACAACCTTATTGCAAGAGCCATGTCAGATACTTCCTATACCCATTTTTTATTTATTGATAACGATATACAATGGAATCCTGTTGAAATTATTAAATTAATATGTCACGACAAAGATATTATCGGAGGGGTTTATCCCATCAAAAAATACAATTGGGATAGACTATTAAAACAAAACCCTGAAAATAATAATTATGATATCATCCAAAAAATGAAGGACAGTAAGGATAATAGTATTTTTAAAGAGATGTTCGATGATGAAGAATATATTCAATGTAAACTAGTCAACTATAATCTAAATTATTTAAACGGACAATTACACGTTAGCAATAATATTGCAAAAGTTATGCATGTTGCAACTGGTTTTATGCTTATTAAAAGAAACACTATAGAAAAAATGATTACTGAATATTCATCCACTAAGTATACTGATGATGTCAATTTCCTGAAACCAGAAGAAAATAAATATGCGTACGCCCTATTTGAATGTGGTGTTGAAAATGAAACCTATTGTTCTGAAGATTGGATGTTCTGTAATCGTTGGAGGAAAATGGGAGGGGATATATTCATTGATATAACAATCAACTTAGACCATACTGGTATTTGTGATTATAAAGGGTCTTACGCAAGTTCTATATTATAATAAACTTCAAGTAAATATAAACCCTTCCACTTTCATTATTTGATGTATTTTTTCAATATTCGGTGTTATTTTTGTAGGTATTTTAAATTCTATATTATCATAACTATTGTAATTCTTTCCACAGAAGATTTGAAAAATATTCAATAATTCCCTGTAATTTTTTATATATTTTGTATTTTTTAATAACCAGATATAAAAGGTATCTATTTTGTTATTTTCATTTATACACTTTACTTTATACTTTTTATACATTTGATGCCATTTCATCGTTTCACTTAATGTAGTTGTGGAATGTAGATTATAATCTGTTCCAGAAATCGTCATTATTTCGCAAAATTCCTTTTCATTTAACTTCAAATCTAACAATATATTTTGTGTTCTATATATTGTTATTGTATGATTCATTAAACTCAAATTTCGTAATACATAAGGGCATCCATATAAGAACATATCCATATCATCACTCATACACCCCCACGCTTTTCCTGTCTTAACCAAGTACACACATAAATCATCGGCTTCATTTGGTGAATCATAATATGTAACGTTATAAGCGTTCATTAACTCCTTCACATTATTAATATCGTCGTCACTAACACGAATAAATTGACGTTTTAAATTACTCATTTCTTGTAGTGCTTGTTTTCGCTCTTCTTCTGACATATTATCTAACATATTCTGTAATTCATTATATTTTCCTTGTGCTTCCTTCTTATCTTGATACCGTCTACGTAACAATTCACGCTTTTCGGGCGGTGGTTTTCCATCAAAAATGAATATAGGTTTTATATTATATAAATTCATTATTGAAATAAATAAATACATATTCTCCATTAATGCGTTTTCACCCAAGAAATGATACAAGTAAATACTAGTGTCTATTACAATTGTTTTATCAGACAACTCACGTAAATGTATTTTAGATATTGATTTCTTACTACATTTATCATACAAATATTTATTCAAATTTTTTATTCCCATTATTTGTTGTATTTTACATCACAATATACATTAGTAACGTTTTTTCAATTTTTCACATACAATAAAAAAGGGGTTACCTTTTTATTTTTATTTTGTTTTTATTCGAAGATAATATAATCATCATCCTCTTCTTTTTCTTGTTTTTTTTTATTTTTTTTGTTTCTTTTCTTTTTATCTTGCTTTGTCTCTCCTTCGCAAACTTCAGTTAAAGATACAACACAATTCTTGTTTAATCCAATGTCGTAGAACGCATTCTTCTCTTTCTCACTTCTGAATATCAATGAGAATGATTTCATAGGATTAATAGTGAAATAATAATCAATATATGATTCATATGTGTCATCTCCTCCTTGTAATTCGCTTACAATATTTTCATACATATTTGCAAATTCGTGTTTATCAATCTCCATTTCTAATACTGGATCTTGAATATCAGTTATTTTGTTATTATTCATAACATCATTCCACGTGGAATAGCCTTTTAATGTGAACTTTTTTGCGCCTGTCATAATATCTCTTATTGCTGTAACTAATAATATTCATTGACTTTTACTTGATTAGTTGTTTAATTGAATGGAATATTATAGTAAAAAGTATTTCAATTTTCTACTATAAGAGAACGAACCCAATAAAAAAGCCGAAGCCTTTTTATATATTTATATTTTTTATTTTGTTTTTATAATTTTATTTTATTTAATCCTGCTTTCCACGCAATTCAGCTAACTCTGCTTGTAGTTTTTCAATCAGTTCGTCCTTTTCAGCCATCTTTTCTTCCAATACCTTGTTTGCTGCTACCAATTGAGACATATTCAATTCAGTTGTCGCTACATCTGGGATTGGCTTGTGATTAATCTTAAACACAAAATATCCGGGAACCTTTTCTGCGTTTTCATTTCTTACCAAGAATTTATGCATGCTGTAACCATCATAATATCCCTTTTGCTTGAATTGACCTTCATTGTTTAACTTATCACGCAAGAACTTCGCGTTGGAATTGTTATTCCATGACTCAAAGTGAATAAACACTGATTTTACTGTTTGTCCGTCTTCCAATTCCCTATCAATAAAATCCACTCTAAGGACTTTTCCCAACTTCAAATCATTCTCAATAAACGACTTCAAGTTACGTGGTTGAAATGTATTTGTAGTATTATCTGGGTGCTGTAGATACATATTTGTAGGCAAAATAGGAATATACAAACTACTCCAATCATTATCAGTCAATGCGATTGTTTCTGATGTATCAGCATTTTCAGTGGTTACCTTACCCGAACCTACACGTGCTTCACGAATAGATAGATGTGTCATATTTTCACCATTCTCCCAGTGAATAGGGTCCTTAACTACAAGAGTGATACTTCCTCTGCGGTTTTCAGTAGAATTCATATTCTGAACGTGCTTCATAATTGCGATTGTTGACTCTGTATTATTCCATTTCTCAAAGTCAATAAATGCGGTTTTTGTCTTTACTTCTGACTGTAAGCGTTGATTGTAATTAGTTCTTTCCATAATACGGACGTCAGTGACTTTACCAATACAAAGAACGTTTTCAAATAGTCCCTTTACCTTTTCTTGGTCGTTGTATTCAATTGGCAAACTCACCAACTGAAGACTCGTATGGTTATCAAGGCAAGGCATATCACTTGCGATTGATGTTGTATTTTCTGTGAAATACACGATATTACGTGTAATATCAGATTGAGTATATAGTTGTTCGGAAACTGGCATAACAGAAGACATTATAATATACGATTATTCGTAATAATTTATTATACAGAACTATAATAAAATATTTTTCAATTTTCTATCCAGATAATTCACTTCTGAGTCTCATCAATAAAATATCTGTTTCTGGTTCCCTACCTCTAACAAAATGTATGAGTTTTGCTCTCTTTGTTTCTTTCAATACTTGTTGTAAATCTAAATTTTGTTTGAATTTAGCATCTAATGCCAATGCTCTTTCTTCGCGATGTCTTGGATTTACACCTACTTCATAAAAATCTGGATCAATTACAATTTTTTTATCTCGGAGAACATTGTCCTTATTTTTACCGGTCTTACTTCCAGCAATACGTGCTAATGTTATATCTTTTGATATTTCGCTATCACTATCTAATGAAAATTTCAAATAAAAATCCGGGAACCCTTTCTTAAATTGAGAACCTAAGAAATAATGCTCTACTGAATTCCATCTGTGTCCGTCTACTGTAAATGGTACAATCCACGAATCATCCAACTTTTTACGCCAATTTTGTAATTTACTTAACTTATTATATTCCATTATATCCACATCTTTTATTTTTTCACCGGAACCCTTTCCTGGTTTTGGTTGGGCGCTTGAATTACTGTAAAACATAAATACAGTATCTTTATCATATAAATCCATGTTTGTATAGTCATCATCGTCATCCATTGGTTTTCCTTCGTTTATATCTAATCCTAGTTTTGCTTTGAAATTTCGCATATCTTGTATCATATAATATGGACCCGCATTACGTTCCATACATTTGTTTATTATCAATGCTTTTATATCATATGGAACTTCTGAAAATCGTAATATTTTCTTCTCTTTATAGGTAATCAAAGTATAATGTCTTCCATCATATGACGCAATTACATAGTAATCTGGCTTAAATCCACCTTGTTTTTCAATTTCATCATCATTTAATTGTCCGCATGATAATACTGAATCTAAATCCCCGGATTTATATGATGTTTCTGACATTATAATCACCTTCATATTTAATAATCGTTCCAATGTTGATATAGCCCAAGTGTCCGCCCAATAATTACGGGTTTTAATAAAATCTTTAAAATCATCCATTGTTCTTATATTTTTCATATACTCAAATTCTTCCATTAGTTGTGCGATTTCTTTCTTTTCATTTGATAGTTGTTTATATTTTTCAATAACCTTATTGGCTTCATCTAATAATTCTTCATTTTGGTCTCTGCTTATGTTTCCTTTACTACGAGACTTTAATACTTGTCCTGATTTTTTTAATCGTTTTAGTTCTGTATCCATTTCTTCTAACTGACTATTAAACCCATTATATAACATTCTATATTGTTGAAATATATCATCCGTTACCTCTGTAGATAACAACGCGCGTAGTTTTTCAACTGTTGTCTTTTTTCCTATATGTTGATAAGCATCACGAATAACAGCAAAGAAACAGTCACCTCCACCTTCATTATCCACTATTCCATAATTTGTATTTTTCATAAACTTTTCAATCCATAGGTCATTTGATGATACTTTATATTCTTGTTTTTGTTGTTGAGACATTTCTCTATTTTCTTCTATAAGGGTTTCTACTGATGGCATTGGGTCCATTAATTCAAATATACCATCTTCTAATTCCTTTTCAGTTTTTTCAGCTATTGATGACCGTTTATCATCTGGTATATCTACATTCAGTACGTCGTCATCCAATTCTTCTATATCATCTAATTTTATAGTATCATCTTTTTTGTCTATTTCTTCTACATCAATTGTAATATCATCTCCGATATTCAGGGTTTCATTTTCTTCTTCGTCTTCTTCATCTTCTTTATTTTGTTCTTGGTCTTTCATCATTTCAGAGATGTATTTATCATCTACAAAAAATATTAAATTACCATTTTCTATCATAAAATCACCATCTTCATCCAAACTATCAATAAAACGATTGCTTTCTATTTCTACAATTCCTATTCTATCTTTTTTGATATTGTTTATTATTAAATATACGGGAAAATATGTAATTCCGTGTGATGAATAAGTATGTTTTTCTTTACCCAGTGCTATTTCAATTGGTTCGGTAAAGTGATGTGTTTCATATACTGTTGACGCATGTCCTATATCTTCTTTATCCGTATCTTTATTTTCATTATAATTTATTTTATCTGGAAATATTTGAGACTTTACCATACGTATATCTATAATATATTCCTTGATTTTTATTTCATTTTCTTACACTAAATATAGTTTGAAAGTTATCGTCCAAAATATATTTTATTTATGTATGCTTTTTTATTATGTCCATCATATCCATATATTTGAATATAATTCTGCTTGTCAATCCTTCATAGTCTTTGGCTTTACTTTTTGAAATATCTGTTATAAAATTACATATGCTATTCCAGTTTTTATGACTTCTTAAATCCTTGATGAGTTGGGAAATAAAGATAAATAGGTTTTCAGTGAGTTCTTCAATTATATGAATCTTTTCCGAATCTTGTTTTCCATTATCGACTCTTTCTTGTATCATCGTCATTATTCTAATTATATCACGCATATCACATTCATCTTTTTTGTAAAGGTTTATCATAAATGTATTCATTGAACGTCGAATGTCGTTCTTTTTATTGTTTTTACAGAATTTTTCATAATCGATTGTTTCATCTACATATTCTACGTTATCCAAATTATCAATACATTCTACTATAAATTGTTCTTTCCTTTCTTCAAAAATTGGATACGCACTAATAATCTCTTTGTATAAGTTCGAATACATTTCAGAATAAAACTTGTTTTTTCCTACGATTTCAAAAAAGTAGTTAGAGCAATTGATTAAATAGGATTCATCATTCAATTCTGATAACTCTTTCAAGTATTCACATAATTGTTCCTTTTGAGTGGTGTAATTCTTACTGGATAATTTATTTAAACATCCACGTATATTCTCCATAGTCTTTTCTGGAATATCCTTTTCCACTACTACACGCTCTTTAAACTCAACTACTTTATCTGATGTTAACAAATCCTGCTTTCTTGTATGTTTTGATTTTTTATATATTCTTTTTTCTTTATTGTCATTATCACCGGATTGACCTGTATGAATATTTAAATTTTCCATTAATTTATCATATTCGTGTAAAACATCATCAGGTAATTGTATTCTACTTAATGTTGATGCAATTTCGTAAAAATTTTCCAAAGTATATGCTGTCATATTATTTGTTGATGTATATATACTATACAATTTTTTATATTATTTGTTCTCTATTATTTCATTTACGTTATATTTGTAGAAATCATTCATAGTTATAATATAATACTATGAACTTTTTACATAATATTGGTAAACAAACTAATACTGAAACTAAGATTGAGAACAATGACAAACAACCTTATTATACACCATTTCAAATAGAACAAATACGGGATTTTAAACTACCCATATCTTATTTAGATAATTCTACTATATTTACCGTTTCTGATATTGTATCAAATGATTTAGAATTAACTAAAAATAACAGTTCTGATGAAAAACCTTGTATATATGACTATTTACTTAAACCAAGTAATGCCTTTTCTAAACTGTTAATACCTAGTTGGCAGAATTATTATACGACGGATACCTTATTTTTAAATGATACACAACATATTATCAAAAATATTCATACTGTTCGAGAACAATGTAAAAACGAGGTCGAATGTCAACGTATTTTTGAAATATGGGACACTGTGAAACAAGACCCGAATTTTTTGGAACGTTATAGCTACATTGATTGGGAAATGATTAAACAGTTCAATCATTCCTCTTCTTTTTTACAACTTATGTCTGTTATTAATATTTCTTCTCCTCTATTAAGTCTAATCATACCCTTTATTTTTCTATTGTTTCCTTTTGTTTTACTTAAAATACAGAAGATTCCTATATCATTCACATCCTATATCGATATTTTGAAGAACTTGGCAAAACACCATTTTATTGGTAAAACCATTTCCACTATACAGACATTTAGTTGGGATAAAATTGTATATGTTCTCATTACATTTGGATTGTATTTACTTCAAATATATCAAAATATTAACTCATGCATACGATATTACAATAACATCAAGAAAATCAACCAATTGATTATTGATTTACGAGAATATGCGAATGATTCAATCAACAAAATAAACTGTTTCTTAAATATTTGTGAAAATTGCCAATCATATAAACCTTTCTGTATGGAAGCCATCGAACATCGTAACAACTTAATATTATTATTAAATGAACTAAATGAAATCAAACCATTCGAGAACTCTGTCAAAAATTTTACCAATACAGGTGTATTAATGAAGTGTTTTTACCATATATATGAAAATCCACTGTATGAGAACAGTGTCAAGTTCTCTATGGGTTTCAATGGATATATTGATAATTTATTAGGTATATATGATAATTTTAATGTTGGAAATATATCATTATCTACTTTTGATACAGGTAAAGAGTGTGAATTTAGAGAACAATATTATCCTCCTTTACTTGACGAAAACCCAATTAAGAATACTTGTAAATTCGATAAAAATATGATTATTTCGGCTCCCAATAAAGGTGGTAAAACTACTATATTGAAAACATGTGCTATTAATATCATATTTTCACAGCAATTTGGTTGCGGCTTCTATGAAAGTGCCAATGTTATACCATATACTCATATTCACTCTTATTTAAATATACCAGACACATCTGAACGTGATAGTTTATTCCAAGCAGAATCAAGAAGATGTAAAGACATTATTGATACTATCATTGAGAACAATGACAACAATAGTCATCATTTCTGTATATTTGATGAGTTATATTCGGGAACAAACCCAACTGAAGCAGCAAAAGCAGGTAAAGCATTCTTGAATTATTTGTCTACTTATCCAAATGTTACTTTCCTATTAACAACACACTATAAAGATATTTGTAAACATTTTAAACGCTCAAAATATATACAAAATTATAAAATGGATGTCAAAGTTCTCGATGATGGTAATTATAAATACAATTATAAATTAAAAAAGGGTATATCACATATTAAAGGTGCCATTCGAGTACTGAAGGATATGAATTATCCACCCGAAATATTAGCGAATCTTGAATAGTTTATTTAGATCCATTTTTGTAGCTGAATTATCCGAACACGTCGATATACACAAAACACCCGATACTATTAATAAGGAACCAATAATACAAGGTGTATTTACAGTTGAATTAAATAGTAAGTATGCGAGCAATAATGTAAATAGAGGGCAAGAATAAATAATTGGCGAAACTATAGACGGGTCATTGTCTTTTAATACGGTTACTTGTAATACATTCGCTATAAATAACCCAGTTATCGATACTATAAATACCCAAAACATATCATCAAAACCTATTTTATTACAATCTTCTAATACCGTCTTATGATTATAACAACCCAATACGAAAACACAGCCTATATACACGATAGATACAAATACGATTATTGATATTGGATGATATCGGTCTAATAGATGTTTATACATTATTGGTGATATTCCCCAAATCAATGCAATAAACAAAGCTACTAATATGTAAGTTTCCATTATATATTAGTATCACATTCTTATTTTGTAAATATTATTATTTGTTCTCCGGTTTCCTTATGTTTTGTTACATTCACATTTTTATTATACATTGGTAAAGTTCTCTTATATGTAAAATATTTCTTCGTTATTTTATTCATATCTTCTACTAAATTTAAATTATTCGTAGTTTTGTCGGAACCATACCCGGATACAATATAACATAATCTACCTCCCTTTTCGAGAACAATGTCGCATAATTTTATCGTTTGTTCCCAATATTTACTTAACCAATCATCATAAGTCTTGTATTTTGATGTGCTTTGGTTTTTCCCTTCATATAATTCCAACCTGTAATATGGAGGACTGAAGAATACTACGTCAAAATGTTCTCGATATTTATCAACAAATTTACTTGTTTTCAATAAATCTTCTGATGGTTTACAATATATGTCTATTAACTTATCAGGCGAATGTTCTCTTGCAAATCGATTTGTTTTGTCACAAACGCTCTTTATTACATCTGTGCCTACGTATTCTTTTACCATAGGACATTCCAAAAATCCATAACAATATGAACTCCAACCTAACGTAGGTGTAAATATTTTAGTGCCATTTAACAATTTATGATTCAATGAATATACTAGATATGGATTCATTATAGATGCTCTAAAATAATAAGACGAGAACACACTACCTAATCTACCATTTTTCATATAAAATAGAGAACTTGGTGTTAAAATCTTATAATCTATGATATTTTTGAGATATAAATCCTTCAAAACATCCATATAAGTTGGAATGTTCTCAATACCCGATTTTGTATTTTGTAATATATCCATCATATGCATACTTCGTATTATGTTTTTATACAAAGGCTGATTGTTATTATCCAACTCATTTATTTTCATAGGTTTGAGAACATTGTGAATTTTTACTTCATTTACACGTAATGACATATTATAAAATCTTGTTAAATACTCATCACGTGTTTGTATTAACTTATGTAACATTTTAATATCCTCTATTTTTATATTTTTAGACTTCATATATTCTTCCAATTTTACTAGTCTTAAACCTGACTTCACTTGAGCTTTTTGTATGAAGTTGTCAAAAGAATCCTTTTTATTATTACTGTCAAATATATCTAAAAAATCATCTAATGATATGTATTCTTTCATTTATATAATACTTACAAAATATATTTGGTTATATTATATGAATATTACGAAAACTGTAAAATCGAACACCAATAGGACGAGAAAACTTCGGAAATCTATTAAAGGTGGCAATAAAATAGATTATTTAAGTAATGTTTGTTTAATAATGAATAATACTGGAAAAACCAAAGAGGAATTGAAAGAAGAATATGACAAATTGTTTGAAAATATTATGAAAAATTCATTCGATAGTGATTATAATGGATATTTTAACAATTTACGAACAGAAATCGAGAACAATTTGCCAACACCAACGCCAAACCCTAAAAAACAACCTTATGAAAAAAAAGAATGGCTAACTTGTAAAAAGGAATGTTATAACATTGCTAGCAATGCTATAATGAAAGAGATGAAATCTACAGCATATATGTTAAGAGTGTTATCTAATTCATTAATATCTCATAATAAATGCAAACCAAAATTATATATTTCATATGAAAATAACTCTGAAAATGGAGAACCTGGTAATTCATTAACTGGTATTTGGAATAATGATAAACAATATTTTACAATTACAAAAATCGGAAAAGGAGAAGATAAAACATCAAGACTTATTATGGGATTAGGTCCAAGTGCTTCTGGTAAAACATATTGGGCGAAAAATGTGATTGAATTACTGAATACTAGCATTGATAACTTCCCATCCACATTTTTTACAATAGATGGCGGTGATTATAGAGCATTATCTCAAGTATATCAAATTATTATTGAATCCGCCAAAAAGAAGGGATTAGGTGGTATTGACAATCTTGTATTAGCCGGTATATCAATGACAAAGAAAAACATATTTGATTCAAATATCATCAAAAAGGATATTATTACTTATCTTGAAACATCACAATTGAAGATTAGTTTATATGTTCCCGAAACCTTAGGTGACTGTGGTAGACTACGACCTAAATCATGCGATCCAAAGATTAATGAATATGTAAAGTTAACTAATGATAAAGATTGGGTAGCATTGATGATTTATCAACATAAAACTGCAGAAGAATGTCCGTATGATTTAAAATTCCAATGCACTGGCACTACTTCTAGTGGAAAATCACGTGAAACAGATGAAGGTAAGAAATATTCAAACTCTGCGTACGAACATTCCATTAGCCAAGGTCTACGAGAGATTACAAAGGCACCTAATTTGAAGTTTATCATACACAATTCGGGTGGTAAAAAATACAATAATGAGATAAATAAATCAATTATTACAGATTTAAGTAATAAATCACCGTTTGATAGTAATAAAATACAAGACATTGAAAGTAAATTCCATTGTATATATAACAAATCCGACAATATTAACAATTTTAAATAATTTTACGCTGAAGAAGTAAAAATAAAAGTCGGGCGAAGATTTGAAAAATGGACATTTTAAAAATGTCCAATTTTGATTTTGTGAAAATAGTTTTCTAAAAACACTTTTCAAAAATGGTGGTTGTGATTGAAATGCTTTATTTTTTGAAAAAATACAAAAAAATTTGCTGCATAAGAAAATAAATACTTTTACGCAAAAAATGATTTAGGGGTAAAAATGTATCCTCAATATATAGGATGTTTGAGGACGATTTTAACCCCAAAAAACCCCAAGGGTATGAGTGTAAAGATTGTAGCTTTGTTTGTCGTAATAAAAAAGATTTTAATCGCCATTTATTGACAGCAAAACATCAAATGAGGACGAATAGGATCGAAATTACCCCAAAAAACCCAACCATATTTGTATGTGAATGTGGTAAACAGTATAAATATAAAAGAGGGTTATGGAATCATAAAAAGAAATGTGATGTAATAAACGAAGAGCATGTAGAAGAGAGGTCATTAGTAGAAGCACCTCAACATATAGATTCTGGATTAATAGTAGAGTTATTGAAACAGAATAAAGAACTACACGAAATGGTAATAGACTTAGCAAAGAACTCTGGAAATACTACCAATAATACAACAAACAATAACATAACAAACAATCGTTTTAACTTGAATGTATTTTTGAATGAGACTTGTAAAGATGCTATAAATTTGAATGATTTCATCCAATCAATAGAATTGAATACAGAAGATTTTATTAGAACAGGAGAACTTGGGTTTGTAAAAGGAATATCAAACATAATGGTAGAACGTATACGCGATATGGAACCACATACTCGTCCAATTCACTGTACTGATTTAAAACGTGAGGTTGTATATGTGAAAGACTCCAATAAATGGGCTAAGGAAGATGAAAACAAAACACATTTAAGAAAGGCAGTTCGTATAGTCGCCAATAAGAACAAGGAACAAGTCCATCCTTGGAGAGCCTTAAATCCAAATTCGGATATATTAGATACACCAGAGTGTGATAAATTCTTTGAATATACAAAGGCATCATTAGGTGGATACGGAAAAGAAGAAGATATGAAATTTGAGAACAAAATCATTAATAATATTTTAAAGGAAACAGTGATTGACAAGAAAATGATAGAATAATTTAGCTGTATACTATATAATGCCCCAAAGCATAAATAAAGATTTTATTGATTTATGTAAATATGCCAATGATGCAATAGAAGAAGTATACAAATTTTATAACTTTGCAGAATTTGGATTAGACAAAGCGGAATTGCGTAAAGATGAAAAAACTATGAATTTCTTAAACGAACATGTGTATGATATATACAAAGAACTAAGCGAACCATTATACGGTAATGGTAAGAAGAATAAAACCCCAAGTAAAAAAAGAAAAGGAAGAAAATATACAATGAAAAAGAAGTATTCCAAAAATAGACGAATAATAACTAAAAATATTACTTATTATTCAAATGTATGGTTGTTTAAGCATCATTGGAAGGTTGCTGTCTAGGGTTTCCTCTCTTGCGCTTGACAGGTGTAAAATCGTCACCTGCTGCCTTTCTGGAAGAGACACGGGTCTCGCACATTAGCTCACCGCCATTGATTCCAGTAACGGAGACAGCCTTATACTCGTGAGAACCGGAGGTTGACTTCTCAAGATCAAACTGAACGTATTCGCCCTGAACGAGATACTTGTATTGGGAATTAGTTACCTTAATAGCGGAGTAGTGTGTGAAAATATCCTTACCCATATAATCACCCTCGGCACTTACGGTAATAAACCCATATCCAGCCTTATTATTAAACCACTTTACCTTACCAATAATTCCTGCTTGCATGATTTCGCCTGTTTCACTCATATTATTACGTATATGATATACCATTTATCGATAATTTGTTTTTATATCATTTACTGATTTATAATTTGTAATGTGAATATATATTCATTACAATTTAGTAATAATGCGTAAAATGATGTCAATCGTATTTTTATTATTAGTTTTGCTAATCTCTTTAGGATTTAGCTGTTGTTTGCGTGTAGAAAAGGAAGGTATGGAAGGTGCTGAAGATGATAACGCAGTTGTTGACGAACCTAAAGTAGAAGCTCCAGAACCAGAAAATGTTGAAGAAGAAACCAAAGAGGAAGGAGAACCTGTAGCTGATGTAAAACCAGAGGAACAACCAAGCACATTTAACGTATCTCCTATGGAAGGTTCATGTACCGAGACCATGTCAAATTACAATTAAATAATTTTTCGAAGAGAATGATAATCGGGTTTATCATCGTATTTCAAGTTATATACGTATTTAATATAGTTATATAAGTTGATACTTATTTGTTTGGTTTTGTAAAGAATAGTATCCATTTCTTTCATATTTTGTCTAATCAAATTTTTATAGTTATAAATACTGGTTTCATCATAATCATCTACAATTGAATCATCATTCGGTATATTTTCCCAAGGTAGTGATTTTTGAAATAAAAACAGGTATAAATATCCAAGTGATATTAGGTCATCTCTGCGAGACGACATTGAGCCAGAATGAATGTAATAACTAACATATTTTGGACTTCCAATTATAGTATCAGAGCATTCATCTTCAATATGTTCTCCATCACCATCAATATAAAATACTGAAAATCCAAAATCAATAAGACATAGTTCTCCATTTTTTAACATTATATTTTGCGGTTTAACATCTCTATGGATAACACAGTTATTATGTATACTTTCAAATATAGAAATCAATTGATAAACTATAGATCTTATTTTACCATCAGCAATATCGTTTTTAGAAATCATATAATCATATAAAGAACAATCATATAATGGCATTACCAGACATACATTTTCATTATATAGTCCATACCAATACACGGTTGGTATATTACGTGAATCATGTTCGTGTAAATATTTAAGTATCATCGTTTCGTGTTGAAGTAACTTGAAAGAAGAATCATTGCGTTCTAATTTAATAGCAACATCTTTATCGTTTTTATAATGCTTCCCTTTGAATACTGAACCGAAATTACCATTCCCTAATTTGTTATTAATAATATATTTTCCTGCAACTCGTTTATCCATATTTATATTTATTTATGTAAATACGTTTATTTTATTTTCATAATATATAGATGTTTTCAAATAAGAGTTTGGATAGTATAACAGAAATAGCAAGTAAATATTATCGATTTTTACCAATTATACTATATTTATCATATGGACTAATATTTTTTGGATTAGTATACATAAATCCAGAATATTTACATACATTTAAATTAACAATGCAGATATTCGTATGCTTATTCTTAATATATAGATTCCATCCATATCGAACCCATACGTTACGGAAGTATGATTCACAGATAATCTTTAGTAGTGCGATGTTTTTACTAGTGAATACTGGTATGGTAGAAATAGCTTACAACTTATTATCGCCATTAGATAAAATGATACATAAAGTATAAAGCATATAAGTATATTCCCATTATATAAATAAATATATAATGGAAGATAATGAGGCTTCAAAAACGAATATAAATGATATATTTCAAGAAGCATTAAACGACCCAGAGTTATTTTCGACTTTAGATATAGACAATTTATTGGAATCATTAGAAAATACAAAAAACGACTATTTAGATAACAAAACGATGACTGACATAGTAAATGAAATGAATGAAATAATTGATGAAAGTAAGGTCCCTGAAAACAACAAAGAGGATGTAAAAGAAAGATTAGTAGGATACAGATATGTAGATGAAATATATGAATTACATAAGGGTAAAATGGTTAGATGGATACGTAAAAATAATGATAAATTAACAAATGGTGGTATAGTATCCAATATCAAATTCTTAGACAATGGTATTCATATATTATGTATGAATAACCAAAGACGATTTATCCAGTATAAATTTGATGATTGTTATACATTCCAAAAAATGACTCCAGAAGAACAATTAATAGTAATGGCATATGAGAATTTATCGTAAGTTCTTACGTGTGAAATGACCTATATTACAAACCTTCTTTTGAGTGCGTTTGCGTTTAGTAGTTAAATAAAAAAATTCTCTCAAATGATACATAATTTTTTGAGAAACAAGAATATCTCTTTGTAAATCACTTATTAGTGGATTACCGTCAGTTATATGATTACGATGTAAAAAATAATCCACAATAAACTGGTGTAAGTGATTGTTATTTACAGAAATTCGGGTAAATATAGTAGAATTAACAAAACGTTGTATAATTTCTTGTGTAGATAAATGATGATAGTATGAATATGGTTTTATATAATATACACGTTCTTGTTTCATTCGATTATATTCAACATTATCAATAAAGCATATTTCAGTCTTTTCGGGTAACAACGAGCATTTTATAAAGTCAGAGTATGTTTTGGCAGTGGTAGTTCGACACGGTTCAATGCGGCGTTCTCCAATTTTAAAGGCTTTTATAATTTGGTCGAATAAGTCTTCTTTTAATTTGAGTTTGTATGTAAAATATTTTGATATCAAATCTACCCAGTTATAATTGCATTGATTATTTGTATAAATATAAATTTTTTTACATTGTCCTGATAGTTTTTTTTGATGTAGAAATTCTAATATAGGTTCAATACCATATCTTAAAAATTCTGGATACAAATCTAATAACTCATTGAAATTAGTAGGTTCATACTTTTTTGTAAAATGCTGTAGTGAAGACCATAATATTTCTAAATCTGTAAAACTACCTAAGGTTTCATCTAAATCGAAAGCAATTACACGACCATACGATTTATTTCGTTTTTTATTATAATATTTTCCTTTATATATTTCAATATAATTATCATTTGAATCATAAGTATTAATCATATACAATAAATAGTGATAAAATTTAATACATATATTTTACCACTATAAAAATTATTTACCAGTTGAACCAAAACCACCACTTCCACGTTCAGTAGTGTCGTCAATCTTATCAACTACTTGAGTATAAACCGGACACAAACTAGGATGACATACTTGTAAAAGACGAGTATCTTTTAAAACAGTATAATCCTGATCTTCAGAACTGCTTGGTAACCACCGGAATGCTCCAATGAGATTCCCGCGATAACCAGAATCGATAATACCTGTATGATTAGCCAACATAAGTTGCGTTTTAGAAAGGCTGGAGCGAGGATAAGAATAAAATCCACAGTCCAATGTTGTTTTTTCTTGAGTATTATAATAGACCATTTTTGTTTTTATTTTCATATCAATAAATTTGGTTTCAAAAGGCTTATCAAAAGTTACATTCTCTGGAATGTAAATATCAAATCCAGAATCAGGATGAGATGAATCCATTAGTTTCGTATTATGTTTATAAGTTGCTTCCATATATTTTTGATGTAGTTCGTCATTTTCAGGCTCAATATACAATACAGCATAACTAGGAATATTATGTGAATCGACCGGAACAGTTCTGTATTTAGATTTTTCTATTATCATTTTGTGAAAACCGCTATTTACGAATGACATAGTAGTAATAACATACGTATTGAAATATTTATATCATTTCAATAATTATTTCATCTGTTTATACTCTTTCCAAGATATAGATTTACCTACAGATGGGACAACCGTATTCGCATTATTATTAGCATCTAATTTATCCATACGTTTAGTAGCACTATCTACATAGATTTGTTTGAGTAATTTACCAACCATTACAGACCCCTCGTGTTGATCTATTTTGGAATCTTCAATCATTCTTAGGATTGTTAAAAATTGTGTCATAATAGTCATATCCAACTCGTCGCTTACCAACTTGTTAAAAATATCAGTATAATTATTAAACAAAAAGGGTGCTTCGGAACGACATAGTTCTACAAATTTATCATTTTCGTTCACTTTCATATCAGGATGGGTGTTTTTAAGTGTATCTATTTTGCGGATATCATCACGCATAAGAACACTATGCTTTAGTTTTCTAATATTGTCAGTATTATCACCACATTCCGATTCATTAATCATTTTTTTTAAATTAATACGTTCGGCATCACTTAATCCAGAAGACATTTTAATAATATATTCAATTAAAAACTTTTTATGTTGGTTTTTATTAAATTACTTTAGTGTGTAGAAAAATCTGAATGATATGTATAAAGATGAATTGGTATTACATTTTTTTAGCAATTGTCATATATTTAATCATAGTAGGTTGTCTGTGTAGTTCTATTACTGTTCTCCCATATAGTATTGAACCAACTTATAGAAAAGTATCAGAGAATTTCGAAGATATGGAAGCAAAAACGAATTTCGCAACTTCATTAGGAAAAGAACCCAAACAAATACTATGTAAAAAAGTTCACGGATTTAAAGATTTACAGTGTTGCCCTAATTCCGGTTTTAAAACGGTCGATAAATTTGCTTTTACAGAAGGTAAAAAGAATTGTGATGGTATGGGATTATTTAATTCGAAAGGAAATATTTGTTTAAATGATTATCAAAAAAAACTATTAACCTCACGAGGTGGAAATATGTGTCAAGCCGGACAACCCGGTTGTAAAGATGCTGAAATAGGTCCTGATGGATATACAGATATACAAAATGTAAAATACAAATACAAAATGTAAAACGGGATAAAAAGATTTGTATTGTATAGAATATAGAATATATTATGGCGGAAAAAGAACCGAAATTATGTGTGAATGTGGATTGTGAAAGATATCCACCTGACTGGGACTTTGAAGAAAATACGGAAGAAAATTATGAAGAAGGACAATGGAGAAAATGCTGTTTATGTGATGGGTATTTTGATGACGATGGATTTGGTGATATTTTATACGTTCAAGAAGAGCCAAATAATCAAGAAGCACAGTGTGACTTATGTGGAAAAACTGAAAATATAGTTCAAATGAAAGGAACCGGACAATTTCTTTGTGAAAGTGCTTGCGATGAAGATGAAGATTAGTTTTTGTGAGAATCTAAACAATAAAGGGTGGAAAATTGATTAACTATTATACCTTATTATACAAAATTGATTAACTTACTATTATACCTTATTATACAAAATTATAATAAGCTATTTAAGATGGCAAAGACACGTGACGAACAATTTAAATTATCGTTTGATAGTTTTATAAAAGATGAGTTAAAATTAGAAGGTAAGTATATTTTAAATAATCTGACAAAAAATAAAAAAGAAAAAAAACATATATATGATTTCTGGGTGTATTCTCAAAAACGTGTATTAGGATTTATAGATCGTAATGGAGAATGTGTAGAAGAAGATAATGATGATAATAATGAAGAAAGATTAGTATGTGATTATGTTCCCCAAAGAGATGGTTTTGTTGACACATTTAATGAATTTTATGATAAATACAGTAAAAAAAGCGTGTTTCCTACAATAGCCTATAATAACGCAAGTAATCCAGTGCCGGGTTCATATGTTTTTAAAGAAAGTTATGTTGAAATAATAGAAGGCACAGTAGAAAGATGGAGGAATGATGAAGACGGAATTACTGGAAAAATATGTGTAGTATATAATAAAGATCACACGCCATATAACGTGAGCGAAAATGATACACAATATCAAAGAAAATATACATTATTATTGAATCGTTACAATAAGAATGAAGCCTTTATTGAAAGATTATTGGATGATAACGAAGAATTACACGAGGATATGATTCATCATCAGAAAGAGGCAAGAAAGTTAAAAAAAAAAATTATAATAGAACAAAAAAATAACGTTATAAGTGAATCAAATCTAATAAACAAATTACGTGATGCTTATAAGTTACTACCAAATAAAGAAGAATGTCCTGTATGTTATGAAGAGATTACTAATGAAAAATTAGAAATTCCAAGATGTTCTCATTACATATGTAATGAATGTCATAAACGTTGTGATGCGTGTCCTGTATGTCGTATAGCATATAGAGAAGATACTCAAGAAAACCTACTAGTTAATAGAGTGTAAATATTTTACAAAATATATAATTGTATATTTTTTTACATTGTGAGTCCGCAATGATTACAATATTTTATTTTCATACTTTTTTCAGGGTCAATATCAATATAATCTTCGATTATTTCAGGATGCTTACAATTATCGTGTAAATATTTCTCAATAGAACCAATTATAATCTGATATTGTTTTGTTCTTTTAGTTTGTGATAATCGTTCAACGTGTATTAAAGCTTCTGCCATATGTGCAATATCATCAGGTATTTCATTATATTCTTCCATTAATGGTTAGATTAGTATAAATAATAAATGACATAAAGTTTTTATATTATATTTATTAATGGTTTTTTCATCAATAAATGGTATGCGACCAAAGTCGGATAATTGGTCGGTAGATCAGTTAGTAAATCTAATAAAACAAAAACGTATTCGTAATCCACAATGTCAACGACAAAAAAAATGGACGAAATTGCCTGTGTCGAGCTCAAAGAAATCAAACTATCATGATTATATTAAGTTTTTATATGATACGTGTTACTCGGTTGAAGCGATTACAATAGCAAAATATATAGAAGATAAAAATGAGATATTTGTGAATATTGATGGAAACAATCGTATCAATGCCATCGTTTATTTTTATAATCACCCTTTGGATATATTTCGTGATAATTTCCAAGAGTTGCGGTTTTCAAACAATGAACACGAAATATTTGTTAATTTTTTATCGAATATAAATTACCCCGAATTTATGGGAATTCGTAGAATGACACGTTTTGTAAATCACTCAAAAGACGAGAATTTAATTGCGTATTGGAAATCATTAGATGATGAGATGATTGAATATATTGAAGATGAAGTAGAAACAGCACAGTCAACATTAAAAATTTCAGGCGGAGAACTATTTCATACAAATGTATTTATGAATTTGGTAATTTTTAATAATCCAACAAACGAACAATTATCGCAAATATATGCAAATATCAATATGAATAATAACCCATTAACAAATAATGACATATTGGCAGCAACATTACTATGTTCTACAAATTTCAATTTGAACTTTGACCCACATTTAAAAACGAGTTTATTCGCACATTTAAAAGAATATTATGATAATAAACAAGGTGATGAAATATTGGAATGTTATCGTATGGATAATGGGTCAGAAATAATGAACGGAACCGAATTTTTAATATCATTTCAGAATTATTGTAGTGATAAATACTGGTTAATACCTAAATATGAAACTGATACAAGTGATAACCTAGGATTGTTTCATAAATTATTTGATTTGAATGAGATATTTTATAGTTTGACGGTAGATAGTTTTACAACCGATAATATAAAACGCTTTTGTAATTTAATTATAAAGTCACTTGATATGATAACAAATATTTTATTGAAAATATGCCCTCCGACTATAGATTTACATCATTTTAAACAGGATTCCAAATTAATATTGAAAAAAATGCCATTAATTATTGTAATTATAACAACTATAAAAATGATAGAATTAGTAGATGATAATAAATTAAGTGAAAAAGAAATGCATAAAAGATTAAGAAAAAGTATATGTTACCATTATTTAATGGATTATTTACCAAAAGAAAAACGAGATAAATATCTAATACACGATGATATTCGTTGTCAAGTAGGTGGATAATCAATAGAAGGCAAAATAAAAATGGTGAGTAGATATCCAGACCAAGTAGGAAATTCCATTGACGAAGTAATAATGACACAACTATTTATTGATATAGTTGAGAATTGTAATACTCCTTATAAATGCGAAGATAAACCAAAAAGAAGACGAGGATTGTCATTTCCATATAGGTTACTAATGAGTTTGTATTATAACAATAGAGTGCCATATGTTTATACTCAAAAGAAACAAAACATAGACCATATATTTGTATTTTCCTCAAACTGGGATAATGATAGAAAATTAGATTTGGATAGAATCGGAAATTTAATAATGATAGATGGAGAACTGAATAATAAACGTAGTAATAATTCGATAAAATACTATTACGATAAGGTCCCTGATTTGATGAAATGTTTAAATTACCCAGAATTAACAACATATGATGGTGTAATGAATCATCAAGAAAAGACACCTACAATTCAAGATGTTGAAAAATTCAATAAAGTTACTAATCAAGTCGAACATATGTATATTGAAAATGCTGTAAAATGTATTTTTGCGTAAATAAAAAAAGGCGCATATACCTCTTTTTTTATTTTTCTTATTATTATGTTACATACAAATTAAATATACATTGCCAAGAAACTCTGATTTTGCTGTTGGTCGTGCTTAATGAGAATATCAGCTTCTTTTGGACCAACTGTGAATGGGAATGATACTTCTAATTTAATATCCTTATCAAACAAGGGAGTATCCTTTTTCATAAGTCTAAACAAATTCAACTTTGTGTGGATAATTTCCAAACATCTTTTCAGGTTTCTAACACCAGATTCCGACTTTGTCATAGCTTCATTTGCTACAATATGCTTAATCGTTTCGTCTGGAATGATTACATCTTCTTCTTTGAAATTTACTTGTTCTCGGATTTTTGGAAGGAGATACTTTCTGGAAATAATGACCTTTTCATTAGCTTCATATCCCTTGGTTTGAATACGATACATTCTATCTTTTAGAATAGGATTCACCTTACTTTCGTCATTATAACTGAAAATGAATAGGCACTTACTTAGGTCGAATGAAACTTCCGAGAAATACTTGTCGTGGAACTCGCTGTTTTGAGAGGTATCAGTCAAATGAGTTAGAATACCAACAATTTCTTCACCCTTAGGAGTATCGCTAATCTTATCCAATTCATCAAAGTAAATAACAGGATTCATAGACTTGCTATTGATAAGCGTTTGCACTATCTTACCCCAACTACTACCTTCATATGTATAAGAATGACCTTCTAAGAAACTACTATCTCCAGTGCCACCTAATGCGATAAACTCAAAATCACGACCAAGAATCTTACTAATACCTTCTTTCACAAGAGTGGTCTTACCAGTTCCCATAGGTCCTTTAATCGCAATCGCAGTTCCCATAGCAGATGGGTTCGCAATCCATTGACCTATCATTTGCATGATTTGAAGCTTGGCATCATTAAGACCATAAACGCAATTATCGAGAGTTTTCATAGCATTTTCCATATAGTCGTGACATACATCAATACCATCTTCCATCGTAATAGACAAGCTTCTGTAAATGCCAAATGGAATACGCATAAAAGTATCAACCCAATTCTTAATTTTGAAATATTCATTATCGCTAGGGTCCATAGACTTCAACATACTTAATTTCTGCATAGCAATAGCCTTAAATTTAGCAGGCATTTTCGTATCTAAAAGTGTCAGACGATAAGGCTTTTCAATATTGGTATGAGAGTTAATTTCCTTTAGATGCTTCATAACAGTAAGCTGTTCCTTATTAGACAACTTTTTCTTGAAGTAATCAATTTCATTCGTTTGCTTTTTGCTGGCGTGAATGAGTTTATGATATGCCTTTGCGTTCTTTATTCTTGTATTATGAACGAGTTCTTTAATGGAATCATCGCAATTTTTGATAGCCTTCAAAAGAACCTTACTGTTGGGTTTATTTTCAAGCTGTTTAGACAGACCATTTTTAGTATCAAGTAATTCAAGGTATTCAGTTTTAGCATCAGCAAGTTCAACATCAATATCATCTTCGGCGTCCTTTTTCTTCTTTTTATCGTCGTTCTTTGATTTCTTGGATTTCTTTCCCTTCTTTTTATCCTTTGTATTTTCAGGGAGCTTAATTTCTTGGTAATTTTCCTTCATAAACGTTTTTTCATCTTCACTATCGCATTCGTCATCATCTTCATCATCATTGTATTCATCTTCGTCACCTTCTCCACCATTGAATAGAACAATGTTGTAAAATCCTTCTTCATCCTCGTCGTCATCTTCATATTCTTCTGAAGAATACTCGCTCTCTTCTTCAGTTGAAGATTCATACTTCTTAGACTTCTTGGATTTCTTTTTATCATTAGAACGAGTGTTATATTTTTTTACTTCTTTTTTGATTCTTTTTTCTGATTTTTCAGTAGCCTTAGCCCGCTTATTCATATACTTTGATGGAAACATCTTGGATACAATCTTCTGAATTTCAGCACGACTAATGTCTTCCTCTTCCTCTTCATCTTCCTCTTCGCTATCCTCTTCGTCTTCACTATCTTCCTCTTCGTCTTCTTCGTCCTCTTCCTCTTCATCTTCCTCCTCCTCTTCATTATCTTCCTCTTCCTCAGATTCTTCAACAACCTGCTTACGATGTTTTTTGGAGCGTTTTTTTAGTTTAGGAGGCTGATAACTGGAATCACTTTCAGTTTCCCATTCCTCCTCTTCTTCATCGCTGCTGCTATCATTATCAGAATCTTTGTTCTTACGGAGTTTTGTTTTTTTATCTTGAGCTCGGCTCTTAGACTTCTTTTCAGAGTTCTTGTTCTTAAAAGTGATGACCATGGTAATTATATAGTGTTAGCTTTTAGCTTTAATAAATTTATCGTATAAATATTATTGAAAAAGATTTTCAATTTTCTGTTTTTCCTATTTTGTATAAAATTGAAAATAGAATATAAAAATATAAACAGTATAATTATAGGGTAAAATGGTTGTAAATATGAATGAGCCGAAACAACCTTCAAGAATTATTGGAGTACAATTTAGTATGTTATCTCCTGAGGAGATACGCAAGAACTCTGTTGTTGAGGTGACAACAAGAGATACATACATAAATAATAAACCTGTACCCAATGGTCTATTTGATTCAAGAATGGGAGTATTAGAACCCGGTATTATTTGTCCTACTGACGGATATACTTATATTGACACTCCTGGTTATTTTGGACATATTGAATTAGCTAGACCAGTATTCTTTATTCAACATATCAAAGAAATAATGAAAATATGCAAGTGTGTATGTTATAAATGCGGTAAGTTATTAATCAACAAAAACGAACATAAACACGTATACGATATGACATTAGAAAAAAGATGGAGTTATGTATTTGCTAATACTTCTAAGGTGAAGCGTTGTGGAGAATTAACTGATAATGGTTGTGGTTGTAAGCAACCGAATAGTATAAAGCTGGAAGGAATGGCAACCATTATGGCTACTTGGGAAAAGGCAGAAACACCGGAAGGTGAGCGAGACATTCAATTGCGTTTCACGCCAGAAATTATTTTGAAAACTTTCCGCCGTATTTCCGATGAAGATGTATCCTTTATGGGGTTTAGTCCGATTTGGTCTCGACCCGAATGGATGGTTTGTCAAGTATTACCAGTTCCTCCACCAGCAATGCGTCCTTCAGTTAAACACGACGCACAGCAACGTAGTGAAGACGATTTGACACATATTTATAGTAACATTATTAAATATAATCGTGACCTTGCTGATAAAATCGCCAATGAAGCTTCCACTAATGTCATAGAAGGATTAACAACACAATTACAATACTTCATTGCTATGATTGTAAACAATAAAGTTAAGGGTGCGGATAGTTTGCGTCAAAGATCAGGAAGACCTTTACAGTGTATTACTGGTAGATTAAATAGTAAGGGTGGTCGTATTCGTGGTAATCTTATGGGTAAGCGTGTAGATTTTAGTGCTCGGTCTGTTATTACAGGTGACCCTAATTTATCTATTCGACAGCTTGGTGTTCCTATGAAAATTGCTATGAATATTACTAAACCGATTACTGTTAATGACCGCAATCGCAACTTCTTAATGAAACTCGTTCAGAATGGACCGGAAGAATATCCCGGTGCCAAGATTCTTGAACGCAAAAATGGTGAAAATATTTCACTAAGGTATGTAGACCGACTTTCTATACGTCTTGAAAATGGGGACATCGTTCATCGTCATATGATGGATGGTGATGCTGTTTTATTTAATAGACAACCTAGTCTTCATAGGATGAGTATGATGTGCCACATCGCTAAGATTATGAAGAAAGGTGACACATTTCGTATGAACGTCGCGGACACGAAACCTTACAATGCCGATCGACCAGTTGGCTGCTTAACGAGCAGTCAATATATTATTTTCGCATAAAATAAATATCAAGGTTGGCAACAGGGGGACTTAAAAGGGTGCTACCTCCTAGTCGTTGTTTATAACAACGGCGACATACCTTGTTGTTCTGGAACGTCCTTAGAGCCTTAACTACCACCCTGTGATGGAAACGTTATAAGGGGAACACGGTTAATAGCCGTACCCAATGGTAATAATGTTAAGGATTGGATAATCAGCAGCGTTACTGTCTAAGTCCGTTATGATAGGATATGATAGGCGTTCAGAGACTGAACGGGTATGGGTGAATGATGATAGCCTAATCAGCTTGAGTTTGCTTAAGATACAGTCCGGTCCAATGGGAAACCATTGGAGTAAACCGTTTGATGGGGATAGATTTTGTCCCAAACAGGTGACCGCCTGCTAAGTTGTAGATAGGACTTAGTGGGGAAAACGGTGTAATATCTACTGGTGGATGTATTTCGCATAGGTACATTTTACCAATATAATCATCTAGTCATTCTTTTAAAAGTAATATAAATACAACTCGCTCTATAATAATATAATAAAAATGATATTAGATATTGATGAAAAAGATAAAGTTATTGGAGAAATATATAAAATAACTAATACTATAAATGGAAAGGTTTATATAGGTCAAACCCGTAGTCACATATTAAATCATAATAAATATAGACCCTTTGGATATTTGGGAAGATTCAAAGGACATATTTCAGAATCAAAAGGTAATGACAAAAATCAGTGTAGATATTTGAATTGTGCTTTACGTAAATATGGTGAAGATAGTTTTACTTGTGAATTAATTCATACTTGTCACATAGATGAATTAGACATTCAAGAAAAACAATTTATCATTGAATATAATTCAAAATATCCAAATGGATATAATCTAACTGATGGAGGTAAGGGAGCTAAAAATAATCAAGGTAAATTTATTTGGAGATTAGAAGTTCCTCCTAGAATTTTTAAACCTCAACCTAAAAGTGACTACACAAAACAGTTGATTTCTGAACGATTAAAATCAGCTCTCGATAATGAAGAACATCGTGAGAAAATGATGAAGCTTACACAGAAACAACATTTGGCAAAAAAATATGAACGTTTCAAAGATGTGGTAATAGTTGAAGACAATATTGATAGTTATATTCGTGTCCTAAAAAATAATACAAATAACACTGAATATGTCCGTATTGTCATAGATAAAAAAAGAATAACAACATTTGTAGGAAAACACGAACCTATAGATGAAATAAAAGAACGAGCGAAAAATTTTATATTAACTTTAAAAGATTGGCAACGTAGCCAAATTGATAACGGGGAACTCTTTAGAGCCCAAGACTACCACCCCATAATGGAAACATAATGGGGGAACTCGGTTAATTGCCGAACCCAATGGTAAAAAGGTCTTGGGATTAGACAATCCGCAGCCAAGCTCCTAAGTCCGTTATGATAGGATATGGAGAAGGTTCAGAGACTAGACGGTTACGGGTCTTAAATGAAGGTCTAATCAACCAGATAAGGCACAAGGTATAGTCCGTCCCCTTTGGAGACATTGGGGATTTTGACAGCAGTTATGCAGTCAAAAACAATGGAAATGAATATGCACATGCCACAAAATGTGTTGGCAGAAACGGAATTAAGGCATTTAGCAGCGATTCCATATCAAGTAATAAGTCCTGCTGGAAACTCGCCGATTATCGGTATTTATCAGGACTCTTTGTTAGGGTCATATCGTTTTACACGACCCAACATATCATTTACCCCACGAGATGCGATGAATTTACTAATGATGTATTCAAAGGTAGATACAAAAGCACTTCGTGAGATAAGTGAAAACAACAGTGGAAAAATCAAGAATTTCGATGTATTGAGTCAGATAATGGCACCTTTAACATTGAAGTTCAAGACAAAATTATGGGATGAAGATGAAGAATATGCGACATCAAATAACGTATTCGAAGTTCGTAATGGAAAATATATTCGCGGACAAATAGAAAAATCTGTATTGGGTTCTTCCACAAAGGGTGTTCTTCACAGGACATTCAATGATTTTGGAAACATGTCCGCTTGTAATTTCATCGATGATCTTCAGAACATTATCACTGAATATATGAAAACAAGTGCTTTCAGTGTAGGTATTAGCGATTTGGTTGCTAATAGAAAAACACAAGACGCAATTATCCAAGAAATCGCAAAGCAAAAGCAAGAAGTCCAGTCAATCATTGAAAACGTCCATATGGGAACATTTGAGAATAACACTTCCCTAACCAATAACGCCCAATTTGAAACCAGCATCAATAATGTATTGAATAAGGCAACCGAACAAGCCGGTAAGATTAGTCGTAAATCACTATCAAAAGATAACCGCTTTGTAATGATTGTCAATTCTGGTTCAAAGGGCACTCTTATCAATATTTCTCAGATGATTTCTTGTTTGGGTCAGACAAATGTTGATGGTAAGCGTATTCCCTATGGTTTTGAAAATAGAACTCTACCTCATTTCAATAAGTATGACGATTCTCCAGGAGCTCGTGGTTTCATTGAAAATTCATATATTTCCGGTTTAACCGCACCCGAACTATTCTTCCACGCAATGGGTGGTCGTATTGGTCTTATTGATACTGCAGTCAAGACTTCTCAAACTGGTTATATTCAAAGAAGATTAATCAAGGGTCTTGAAGACTTAAAGGTAGAATATGATATGACTGTTCGTAATAATAAAGGTAAAATTATCCAATTCGCATATGGAGACGATGGTTTCGAATCAACCAAGGTAGAAAACCAAACCATTCCTCTTGTTGGTATGAGTTTGGAAGATATATACATTCATTATGATATTGTAGGTGCTAACGACCAAAAAACAGAAATCACACGTGTTTTCGCAAAAGGAACTGCTACACGTGTTAGAAAACAAACCAGTAAAACCCAAGAAAAATGTAAACAATATATCGAAAAAATGATTGATTACAGAGACCAATTAGTTAAGTCTGTATTCCGCTATAAAGATGATAATAGTGTAAAGGTTCCTATTGCTTTCCAAAATACAATTGCTAATATTCAAGGGCAACTACAACTTAACTCGAATTCGATTGTAGATATAACACCATTTGAAGCATTCGAATTGATTGAAGAATATTTCGATAAATTAAAACGCTTCAAGTTCGTAGAACCCAATTCATTACTGGAAATTCTGTATTACTTTTACTTAACTCCCAAGGACCTGCTTATTAACAAACGTTTCCACCGTGAAGCCTTGATTATTTTGTTAGAAAACATCGTTTTAAAATACAAACAAGCTATAGTTCATCCAGGAGAAATGGTGGGTGTTATAGCAGGACAATCTATTGGTGAACCTACCACACAATTGACTTTGAATACATTCCATTTAAGTGGTGTTGCTTCCAAATCGAATGTTACTCGTGGTGTTCCCAGAATTGAAGAAATTCTTCGTTTGACAAAGAATCCTAAGAATCCTTCGCTCACCGTTCATTTAAATCCTATTGACGAACAAGACCAAGATAGAGCAAACCAATATTCTAATATGTTAGAACATACAAAATTGGTGGATGTAGTAAAATCAGTTCAAATATGCTTTGACCCTAACGACAAGAATAGTTGTTTGGATGATGACAAAATGATGTTAGAACAATACTACGAGTTTGAAGATATGATTGATGAGTGTAATGGTAACGAAGAACGTGACGACGACCAAGCCAAATCAAAATGGATAATCCGTATTGAAATGGATACAGAAAAACTATTGGATAAAAATATTACTATGGATGATATTCATTTTGCGATTACAAATAGTCACAGTAATGATGTTTCGTGTGTATATTCAGATTATAATTCTGATAATTTAGTATTCCGTATTCGTCTCAATGAAAGATTATTAAAAACTAAAAAACCTCCCAAAGGCGTTGCGAATACATTAGACCAATCCGATGATATCTATATGCTTCGTATTTTCCAAGATAATCTTTTGAATAATATTGTTCTTCGTGGTGTCAATGGTATTACCAATGTTTTGCCTCTAAAACTAAAGAACTCGGTAGTTAAGGATGATGGTAAATACGTTCATAAAGATACTTGGGTTTTGGATACAACTGGAAGTAATTTAATGGAAGTATTAGCCCTGGATTTTATTGATTCTACCAGAACTTTCGGTAATGATATCAAAGAAGCGTTTGATGTGTTAGGAATTGAAGCCGCACGACAGATTATTTACAATGAATTTGTCGAAGTTATGGAATTTAGTGGTGTTTACATTAACTATCATCATCTCAGTCTTCTTTGTGACCGTATGACTTCTACTGAAAATATGGTATCCATCTTCCGTTCAGGTATTTTGAATGATGATATTGGACCCATTTCCAAATCTACTTTTGAAGTTCATACAGAAGTTTTACTGAATGCTTCTCGTCATGCTGATTTCGACCATATGCGAGGTGTATCAGCAAATGTAATGATGGGTCAAATGGGTGTATTTGGAACAGGAGCTTTCCAAGTTGTATTGGATATGGAACAAATGAAAAATATGCCAGATGTTGAAGTAACTAAAAAGGATAATAACAAAGAAATAGAAAAGATGTTTGGAACACTTGAAGATAATACAGATATATGTTCTAAAAATAATATCACAATTCAAAACAATTTAGACGCAATCAAAAATAATGATATGGGTGTATGTGATGACGGCTATGATGCTGGATTTTAAGTGATTAGTGTTAGTTGTATAAAAAATAATAATGTAAGTAGTTATTATTTTTTATGTATTTATGGTTTAGTCGTATAGGTAAAAAACTAATTATACTTTGATATAATATAGTGATATAAACTAAAGGTATGAGTAATTCAGGTCACGGCAACTATTATAATATGGACGTTTCTATGCATTATTCTAATATACCATACGGTGTATATTTACCTACTGTAACATTTACCGACAGTAACGGCGATGGACTTTTTACAAATACTATGCGAATAGCACAACTGTCAGCCCAAGGATTTACTGGATTTTATGAAGCCGATTTTGCGAATGATATTACTGTTATCGATGATGACGCATTTCTTAATGATAAAAAAGTCTGTGTAGTTACAATTAATAATGTCACTGATATTGGTGCAAATGCTTTTGAAGGTTGTTCTAATTTACGTGCTGTTACATTAGATACCGCTGTAGATACTAGCCATAAATATAAACTTGAAACGATTGGTACTAATGCTTTTGAATATTGTAGTGCTTTAAAACAAATATTTATACCCGGCTCTGTTACTTCTATTCCAAACAGTGCATTTAAAGGATGTGTTAGTTTAGAAGTAGCTGTTATGGGTTACGGCATTCCTCGTAATAGCGTGAATGGTTCTATTGGAGCAAATGCGTTTGAAGATTGCACTAGTTTGACATATTTTTATATTCCAGAAACAGTAACTTCTGTTGGTGCTGATGCATTCAAGAATTGTTCTAGTTTGGAAAGTTTATATATAGATGATAGTGTTAGTACTATAGGAACAGGTGCGTTTACAACTATAAGTTCAAGTTGTATTGTCTACGTAGAAAATGATACTACTGCTTATCCTAATAGTCTTTTTCCAAGTGGTTTTACTAGTGGTACTAATAGTAATAATTCTTACAATATTCGGAGGTTTAAAGTTGTTACTGTAAATCATAATACTACGTTACAATACGGGGATGTAAACTATTGGTGTCTACAACATCAAACAACCGGCGCTCTTTCCAGCACGTCTGATTATTGGAAAGCAAAATGTACTGGAGATTTTCCTATGTTTGGAACGAATGTTTTTCGTTACAGCTCAAGTTTTATGAAATGTGGTAATCTAGTCTCTATTTCAATACAAGGTAGTAATGTTACGCAAATTTACGACCAGTGCTTTGTCGATTTACCTGTATTTCAAGGGTTATATATACCATCAAATATTACATGGATTTACGGTAACGGCAATCTTGAATACACAATGGTAGTAACTAATTGTAACGAATGTCGTCAAATTTCATTCGAACAAAATTCATCCAATATTGATATTCAAGGACTTGATAAAGATTACCATCACACTTTTTCTGAAAATGATAAATTAAGAGCAATGATATTTCCACATCGTTTAACAAAATTAGTTTCTTATATGTGTGCTGACAGTTACGATTTACAACTTGTGAATATATTTCAAAAAAATGCGAAAACCAGTCTAAATTATTTTTATAAAACTAATCATTTTCGTAGTGCTAATTTGGAAGAAATACATTTATTTGTTAATAACACAACATTCTATAATGGTACTGGTTCTAATAACTTTTTTGTAGATTGTACTAATCTAAAACGTATTTATATATATAATAAACATAATACATCAACAATGCAAATCAATAATGATACTACAGCATCAGTAGTAAATGTATTTTATGTTATAAAAGAATCTACAGCAAACGATATAACTAATCATTCTGGATGGAATCTTCATACTATATTCAAACCCAGTGTTACTACAATACCTGCTAGTGGGTATAACGGCGATACTAACTTAAAAACAATTACATTCGAACATGGTGCTAGTAGTTCATTAACTATAACCGAAAGCGCTTTTAGAAATACAGGTATAACTGACGGTGCCAATCATATTAAATGGAATGATAGAGTCACGACAATAGGTAATAATGCTTTTCGAGAATCGGAATTGACTTCCATTATTATTCCGAATAATGTGACAACAATAGGTCAGTATGCTTTTTATGGTAATTCTGATTTAGATGATATTACATTACATAAATATAAAAATGATAGTATTGATGTTAATAATATTATTGATTTAGGTGGAGGGAGTTTAGTTAGTAAAGTATATACTACAGATGTTTTTAATAATATTAAATCTGATGCTACTTTTACTCTTTTTTCTGATGAAAAAATGGATATAAATCCAGATAGTGGTACGGTTCAATTTAAATATCGTTATCAAATTATTGATGGCACTACTTCTATTGCTGCTAATGAATTTAAAGATAGAACTGACCTTTTATCAATTGATATTTCCAATAGCGTTACGACAATTGGTAATAATGCATTTGACGGAACCACTAATATGACTTCTTGCTCTTTGCCTACTAATAGTAGTTTTACGACCATTCCTGATTATTGTTTTCAAGGTTCGGGATTAACTTCCATTGATATTCCGGATAGTGTTACAACAATTAATACTAATGCATTTGACGGAACCACTAATATGACTTCTTGCTCTTTGCCTACTAATAGTAGTTTTACGACCATTCCTGATTATTGTTTTCAAGGTTCGGGATTGACTTCCATTACTATTCCGGATAGTGTTACAACAATTAATACTAATGCATTTGACGGAACCACTAATATGACTTCTTGTGATTTGCCGAATAATACAAGTTTTACAACCATTCCTGATTATTGTTTTCAAGGTTCGGGATTGACTTCCATTACTATTCCGGATAGTGTTACAACAATTAATACTAATGCATTTGACGGAACCACTAATATGACTTCTTGCTCTTTGCCTACTAATAGTAGTTTTACGACCATTCC